TTCTGTTTGAATTTGATCTAATACGCCTTTGAACTCTGAAACAATAGGTGCTCCTGGATTCGGCTTGTTTATATTATTTTGAATTTCTTTTAATTTAGCTTTGGCATCTTTTAATTCTTTAAACTCTGTTCCTTTTAATAATGGATCAGTTTTTTCTTTTGGCTCGTCTTTTGGTTTGTCTTTCGCCTCTTTTTCAAGTGCCTTTTTAGTTTGATCATTTATGGCTTTGGGATCGATATCCTCGAACACTCTAGTTGGTTGATCTTCAAAATCAATTACGCCTTTGTTTTTATCATCAGCTTCTTTTAATTGTTTTTCAATGTTTCCACTTGTTGTAACTTCACCATCTACACCTATGTTTGTTTTTTCAGGTGTAAATACAGTTTGTATTCTATTTATTTCAAATGGATTAGGATTAACAGCCGTTTGATTCACACCAGGTATAACTGGAGATACTTGTGATTGTAATGATTGTTGAGCAATATTTGCTAGTGTCTCACCTTCGCCACCTTTTTTAAATTTTTCTCCTGCTAAAAATTCTATACCTTTTGCAAGAGGAGAAGTTGCATATCTTGGAAACATTCTGTCAAAAAAACTAGCACCACCATCCTGATAATTTTTAACCTCACCACCATTAGCAAATCTTTGTTCCACTGCACCCATCAACTCTGGCGATGATGCAAGAATACCCATTGCTTGATTTAGATTCATCGGTTGACGAAACATTCTTCTTTTTAATGGATCATTCATTAAGCACTCCCGAAACCTGGAAAACCTTTACCTTGGTTCATCAAACCATAAGCACCGATACCTGCTTGTGCAAGACCTAGTAATTGAGAACCTGTGCTTGGAGGAGGTGTTGTAGTTCTTGAAAAGGTTTGTTGTAAGGCTGGTACACCTCTAAAGATATCAGACATAAATCCAACTTGCTGGAATGGTAGAGCTTGTTCTGCAAGTATATTAGCTCTTGCAATATCAAGTCCTCGTTGTCCTTGTTGTTGTTGTAAACCACCAATACCTAAAAGCGTATTAACATCTTGAACACCCATCTGTTGTCCTAATTGTCCTAAACCAGCAGTTTGCACCCCAAGACCAGCAACTGTTTGACCTAGCTGACCTGTAAGTTGTGCCTGTCTTAATTGTTGTTGTGCAGCTTGCTGTGCCAAATTCTGTGCTTGTTGAAAACCAGCAGATCTTAACTGTGCACCAGTTCTTGCTTGTTGATCCATGACATCAGAAGCTATCTGTCCTTGTAATACTGCTTGTCTTGATCCGCCAAATGCTCCTGATCCAACAGCTTGTGCTTGTGCTTGCAGTTGTTGTTGTGCACCTTTATCCGCAATATCTTGTTGAGTTCTTGCAATCACATCTTCTGTGAAAGGATTCATAAACTGTTGATAACTTGTTGGATCTATCCCAGCCGCCGCAACTCTTTGTTGTGCTGTTCCTAGTTGCCCGATCCCTTGACCAACAGCCTCTGCTCCTTGTTGTAAAAAAGGTGCAAAAGATCCTACACCTTGCATTGCAGAAGCTATTGCTTGTTTTTGTCCCTCTGATAAACCTTCTAACTGCTGTTTCGCAAAAGGCATTTGTGATCCAGCACCTGTTAAACCTTCTGCACTTTTAAAAATGTCGGCTAGAAATTCTTCTTGAAAAGGTGCTAATCTTACTATTTGTTCTTGTGTAGCTGTAGCCATTATGCGGCTCCTTCTAATTGTGACATCATATCATACATTCTAGCAGCACCAATATTTCTATCACCACCACCTGCACCACGGACAGCCTTTGCAGTCAGTACAAACTCACCGTCTGATAATCTAGCAGGAACTGAGTCGCTGGTTCCTGTACCTGGGCCTTTTATTTCACCACCAGCGGCTCTTGCCAACGGATCTATTGAAAATATACCTCTGTTTCTATTGTCTTCAAAATATTTTTTACGTTCTTCTTCGTCATCTAAATTATACAGATTATCTCCAATTCGTCCATACCCTAACCTGCTTTTACCCTCTGGGTAATCACGCATTTTTATTTCTTCTGCTTTCTCTTCTCCACCTAANGCTCCTAGTAAACCTAGTCCAGCACCACCTAACGCTATTTTACCAGCAGTAGATTCTGGAATCATACCTTTTAAGAAAGATCCAATACCACCTGTGTCTGCTTGTTTTACAGAACTAATAACATTAGTATCCGCAAATTCTCCTGAACCTAACATTTGTGGTGAGGCAAAAGGAGATCCAGAAGTGTCAAAATTAAAACCTTTTCCAAAGTCTTTACCACCTAGTGCGTATGTTGATGCACCCGCAAGTGCAGCATTTTTTAACGCTTCTTCGGCACTTCTACCCGCTGCAAGAGACCCGATACCTGATCCTATGGATGCACCCAACGGACCTCCATAAAACATACCAATAGCACTACCAATCATTGGTGCAGCTTTTTTCAATGCTTTTGTGATGTTCTTAAATATACCCATAGCTTATATTACCAATTATTTGTTATTTCTACAATCCTATATCCTTGATAACGCACTTGTTGTTACCCTAGTTTTAGATAATTCTTGAATACTAGCCACAACATGTAACCTATTTGCAGTTGCGGCTTGTACTTTCAATACTTCTCCACTCTGTAATATTAAATCTCTTGTAAGTAGTTCTACAGTTGTATTAGCTCCTACTGCTTTAACATTAAACAAAACAAACGTATCACTGCCATTTACAAGTTGAACTGTAATTGTATCGGCATTACCACTATCTTCAGACACTAATATAGAGCTTACAACGGCTGCGTTAAAGTCGGCATCACTAGGAACTGTAAACAAAGTTGTAAGATCNGTTGTGGTTAAATCTACTTTTGCGTTTGTTACACCTTGAATATATTGAGGAATACTGGTTATAAGCATTAGCGTCTACCATCCTGTCTTATATCTACTCTAGGCGTACCTAATTTATATTTTGTTCCTAGTGATGTGGAATCAATTCTTAAAGCAAAAGATCTACCTCGTAAACGATAATTTAATTTTTCTGTAAATTGTTCTACTGGACTAGTTGCAGATCTTTGTGCTGTATTAGATGTTGACTCGTTAAAATTAGCACCAGGATTATTTCTTGATTTCATAGTAAACGATACATCTGGATTAACACTCGTAGATCCGTTGAATGTGATATCTGGTATAACTTGTTTTAAGAACATAAATTTATCGCCATCTCCTATATCAATAGCAGATGATTCTATGAATGAAGTCATAGCAGATCCATCATCATCAAAACCTACTTCATGGTTATAAAGATACTGATTGCCAGTGGCTTGTGGTAAGTTTCTGATACCTCTGTCAAGCCAAGCCTGTCTTGCAAGTGTGCCATAATACCAAACTTTTTCTGTGTAATTAAAAGCAACATATTTATCTACAGTCGTTCCACTTGATGATGGATAGAACCACAATATCTCACTAAATTCAGAATTAAGACCTACATGCACCTTGTCTCGTTCTTCAAAATTAAAATCTAAAAATACTTTATCTTTTACTGTGCATGGTAGTTGTACTGTTTGACCACCAGAATAAACATAAAATGTATCAACACCCATCCAATATACAGCATCTTCAACAGCTATGGCAGAGAACGGACTCATAATAGTTATATTCTTTGACAGTTCTTGCAAACCAAATGTAAATGGTGGCCCTATAAACTTCATGGCGTGTAGTGTTTTGTTAGTGAAGACTAGTATCTGTTGTTTTGTTTCAACAGCTTGTACGAAGGTAGATCCACCACCTAACCTTAAATCACCTGCCGTATTTGTAGCAGTTGGAAAAAAATCTACTGGGTTTTCTTGTGAGGAAAAACGTATCAACAATGGATCTTGTACCCCGTTTCCTTGTGTAGCAGACGAGTTTGCACCTAATCCATCACAACCAAATACAATAACATGTCGGTCTTGGTCTGATACAAGAACTTGTTTGGCTATTGTAGGCACACTTGTTTCTCCAGAGTAGGTGCTTGTCGCACTAAGTTCTACGGCTCTGTTACCTAATCCATTTGTTTTATCCCAGTAAAATAAACCACCATCTCTTGGATTTATAATTATATCTTCACCAAAATTATCATGTGACCATAATCTAATCTGTGCTCCAGGAACCGTGACACTTGCTGCATTACCCCACCCAACAAAGTCATTGGCAGAGTCTGCATTACCAGTTGCTAATCTTACAAGTGTATTATCTGCATGTGTTGCTGCTGCTGTACCACTTGCACCTCTAGTTGATGGACCTCCACCAGTGCCTAAAGTGTTAGTGCTTATTGTACCGACTGTAATTAGTTCTTCTTCTATTAATATCAAATCACTAGCCGTGATGCCTGTTGCACTGTCCACAT